GCAAAAACATCTGATTTTGGTTCTTTAGTTTCTAGCGATACTATTACTGTTGATGGTACTGCATTTACAGTTAGAGATGTAAGAAAAGAAAATGATGGTGTATTTTGTAGATTAAGTTTATCTAAAAACTAATGACTACTAAAAGAGAAACAATATTAGCAAGAATTACAACAGTATTAGCAGGCACTACAGGTGTTTCTGATCGTATATTTAGAAGTAGACAAACAGCATTTACAAGAACTGAGACACCTAGCTTAATAATAGAGCCACAAAGTGATACAGCAGAACAAAACACATCTTTGCCTACTTTACACCATACATTATCTGTAACTATAAGTGTAGTGGTAAGCAGTGCGACACCTCACCAAACAGCAGATCCTGTAGTAGAAAGCCTACACTCAAAACTAATGGCAGATTTAACCTTAAATGGAAATGCTATTGACATACAGCCATCAGATACTTCTTTTGATTTTATAGATGCTGATCAAGGGGCAGTAATAGTTGGCTGTAACTACAACATCATTTATAGAACAAATGTTGATGATTTAACTCAATGATAGTTACATTATTCTTATATAGGTTTATGATATGTACATAGTGTCTATTAAGTAATCAGGACAATGCCAAAGCTTCACCGTAAAAGATCATTGCTAGCAAAAATCGAGAGTAGTTACGCTAGCGATCCTACTGCTACAGGTTCTGCTAACTATGTAGAAGTTGTTGATTTAGAAATAGAACCAGTAGCAAGTGATGAAGTAGAACAGGAAACTATTAGACCATATGCGGGTAATTATCCTGTTTTATTAGCTAATACAAGAGTTAATGTAAGTTTTGGTGTTTATATGGTAGGTAGTGGTGCTGCTGGTACAGCCCCTAAATACGATCCAATATTAAAGGCGTGTGGTTTATCAGCTAATACAGTATCCTCTACATCTGTTACATATACACCTTCTACTTTAGCCTCTCAGGATAGTGTAACTCTATATGTTAACTATGATGGTGTTAGACATAAAGTAACAGGAGCTAGAGGTACATTTTCTATTAGTTGTGCAGTTAATGAAATACCACGTATAAATTTTGAAATGCAGGGCATATTCAATACTCCAACTGATACTGCTTTACCTACTGTTACAAAGTCACTACAACCTGATCCTGTTTTATTTAAAAACGGCAATACATCTAGTTTTTCTGTATTTGGTTTTGCAGCAGCTTTACAATCATGGGAATTAGATTTTGCTAACGAAGTTATCTATAGGGAATTAGTAGGCGGTACAAAAGAAGCACTTATTACAGATCGTAGGCCATCTGGAACTATGGTTGTAGAAGCTGTTGCACTATCTGATAAAAACTTCTTTACAACTGCTACAGGCACTTCTACTGGTACTAATACATGGGTACATTCTGGCGGTGCTGGTAATATTGTTACTGTATCTTGTCCACAAACTGATTTAGGACAGCCTACATATGAAGAAACAGATGGTATTACTATGTTAAATTTACCTTTCTACGCAACACCAACAGATGCAGGGTCAGATGAATTTTCATTAGCTTTTACTTAGTTGCATAGTTATAGAAAAGGGTTTACCCTAGAAGAGATTATATATTTTTTATGTTTATTTTAAAAAAGGAAGCAACCTTTACTCAGCCTATTAAGTTTTATACACCTTCAGATGGTGGGATACAAAAAGAAGTAACATTCGATGCAATCTTTAAAATTATTCCACAATCTAGAATTAATGAAATAAAAGAACAAGCAGATAAAAAACAAAAAGAATTAGATCAAGGCATAACCGATGGTGAAAATATTAGTGATGTACTTATAGCAGATGAAATATTAGTTGGTTGGGATGGTATAACAGATGGTGAAAAAGAAATACCATACTCAAAAGCTACAAAAAAACTTATTTTAGAGTATCCATTTCTTGCAAATACCTTAGTTGAAAATTATTTTGCAGAACTTACAAAACAAAAAGCAAAAAACTAGAAGGGGCTGCATTATTTTGGTGCGGTAATCGTGTAATAGATGAAACTGCTAAAGATGACGCTGTACTATTTGATCAGCCCATAGAAGAAAAAGATAAACAAGAAGAAACATACGAAGTATTACCGTCAAATTGGTTAGCTATGACAATATTTGTACAAGTACAAACACAATGGCGTATAGATCAAGGCGTTTTGATTGGATTTGATTACAAAGCTTTAGAGTGGATTTTTAAATTAAATAAAAAACAAATAAAAAAACCTTTAGAAATACTTGCTGACTTACAGGTATTAGAGGCTAAAATAGTAGAAACTGTAAACGATAAAAATAAATAATGGATTTAGCAACCACATATACAATTAAAGCAAGAGTTACAGGACAAGACTCGTTAAACGGTTTAAATAAAGGTTTAGGGAAAGTAAAAGAATCATCTAACAAAACTGCAATAGCTTTTAATAAACTTAAATCTGCTGGTAACAGTTTGATGGGTGTATTGGGTTCTATTGGTGCTACCGCTGCTGTAACTGGTTTTGTTAAAGCTGGTATTGATATGCAAAGAACACAAAAAACTTTAAAAGTACTTACCGAGGAATATGGAGAGCATCAACAAGTTTTGAATTTTGTTGACAAGGCTGCTGAAAGGTTTGGAATAGGACAACATACGGCTACTAAAGGGGTGTCAGATCTTTTTGCAAGATTAAGACCTATGGGTATTAGTTTAGATCAAATAAAAGATACATATTTAGGTTTAAATAACGCTGCATTAAGATATAATTTATCCTCAGCTGATTTAGCAGGTGTACAATTGCAACTAGGTCAAGCATTAGGAAGTGGTGTATTACAAGGTGATGAATTTAGATCAATTATGGAAAGACTACCTGCTATTGGTCAAGCCGTAGCTGATGTTATGGGTGTACAAATTGGCGAGCTAAAACAATTAAGTAGTGACGGTGAATTAACAACTGAGGTTATTATACAAGCTATGCAAAAATTAAAAGATATGGATGTACCACCACCTGATTCATTTAGGTTATATAACAAATCAATGGAAAATTTAAGCACTGTTATTGGTACTAAATTATTACCTGCATTTACACCTTTTGTTAAATTTTTAACAAGTATTTTAGAAAAATTTTCAAATTTACCAGCGCCAGTACAAACAGTAATTGCAGGTGTTACAGCATTAGGTGCTGGCTTAGTGATTATTGCACCTGCTTTAGGTCTTATAGCTACAGGTTTTAGTGCTGTAGGTGCTGCTATAGGTGCGGCTGTAGGTTTCTTTGCTCCTTTTTTAGCTGGCGCAGCAATACCAGCAGCAATTATAGGTTTAGGTGTTCTTATATTTAAATTTAGAGATCAAATAGGTTATGCATTTAAAAAAGTTGGTGAATTTATACAAAACTTTTTCTCACCTTTAACTAATTTTATTGGAAATATATTTAATAATGCTATGGATTTAGCAAGAAATGCATTTAACAGGTTGCCTAATATTGTGCAAGAGGCAATAAAATTTGCAACCGCACCTCTAAGAGGTTTTATAAAATTTATTGAAAAGATTTTAAGTTTGCTAGGTAGAGTAAAAGGATCAAAAATAGATACACCAAAAACTACTGTATCATCAAGTACAACACGGCCTACATCTAATGTATTATCAAATACGCCACGATCTACATCTACTGTATTAACAAGTACAAAACCATTTACATCTACATCTACATCTTCTAGCAGTACAAGTAGTTCAAGTAGTTCATTACCTAAATCAGATGATTATGCATTTCCAGGGCAAGATATGAGTATTGAGAACATAGGAGCTAAATATGGTATAGATTACTCAAAACAATCGATCCCAAGCAGCAACCCTTTAGTAACCACACAATTACCTAGCGGCGGTTATTCAATTACAAATGTAGGTACAGGTAAACCAAAGCCACCAAATATAAATATACAAACTGGTAATGTTGTACAAATGGATAATACTAATTATGTAACAACTAATCAATTACAAAACGCTGTACAAAGTGCAACAACGCAAACTATGAATTATTTACAAGCTGGTGGAGTTACATATTATTTACCATAATGGCAGATTTTGATATTTTAACTTTTCTTGAATATTATCCAGATAAATCTAATGTTTTAGATAGTAATGGTAAAAGATCTCCTACATTAGCTTATCAAAATTTTTATCAACTAAAACAAAACCTTACAGCAGATTCAGCTATTGATCAAAATATAGAATTTTCATATCTTGCTTTTGATGCTATTGGTTTTGCTTCTACTGAAGCAAGTGATATAAATACATTAACTGTTAATATTGCTGCCACTGCTAATATTGTAGATTTAACCGATACAGCATTGACAGGTGATAGTTTAGTAATTGCATCCCTTTATTTACAATCAATAGGTCAAAATCAATTTAGTAATTCTGCTAGTTTAGTCTGTAGATATAACGGTACAATAGATAATGCAAACATTTTTGATACTACCGTTACATGGTCTGTAACACCTGCTATTTCAAAACAAAAAGCGCAAGTTCCAACCAGGCGTATAAGTAGTGACTTATTAGGGAGGTTTATAGCAACATGAGTGTTATGTTTTTTGCGATGGATATTAATGCAATATTAGAAGATGGTACAGAAGTTACTAATGTAAAAGGTTTTGTAATTGATAATAAAAAAGTTTATAAAACATCAGAAGGGACTATATTGACAGGCACAAAAAAAGTTAAAACTATTATTAGTTCAACAATATTAGTACCAGTAGAGCTTTTAAGTTATATTAAAAATATTGAAAACGAATAATTTTGTATTATGGCAGTAAATAGAACAAGTCGTATTGATGAAATTATTGATCCTACTACAGGTTTTGTAAAAGGTACTAATAGATATATAGGAGGTCATCAAGATTTGCAAACCTTCAAAAGGATGCCAATAGGAACTATTTATAAAGGTGGAGCATTTAAAGGTAGAAGGCAACGAAAAGCAAAAGTATCACAAAATATACAAATACTAGATGAAAGCTTAGAAAATTTTAAACACCCAAACAGTAATTTAGATGTTGCACAAAAAATAGCAAATACTGCTGAAACTGTACCTATAATCTTTGGAAAAAGGACTAATAATATTGGTGGTGTATGGATGCAACCAAGCTTAATAAAAGCAGGTACAGATTTTTTTAATCAGAAATTAATTTATGTTATATCTCAAGGTGATATTTCTAGCTCACCTGACAAAGCTAAAGCATACGCTGGTTTGAAAAAACTAATTTTTTTAGAGGATCAATCTATAACAGTAAATCATTTGTATAGTACAGCAGCGACATTAGCAACCACGCCTAATTCATGTCCTATTAGTGGTACTGGTTTATATTGTGGTAATAATATTTATTCTTATTTATCAGAAATACTAAAAACATCAGGCTCAAGCTTGTCAAGATCACCAGATCGAGCCGTAGAATTTTTTGATAGAAGAACACTAACTAGAGGGTCAGGCGATACTTCCAATACAACTTTTGTTATGTCATTGCAAGTTTTTGATGCTGAAACAGGTGCAAATGTCACAACAGCCTACCAATCTTATTTAGGGTTTGGTAATATGCAATTTCGTTTTAATGGTAGATATGATTCTAGTTTTAATTTAATTGGTGGAAAGACAGTTGGTACTATAGAAAGTGCAGCGCAGACTCTTGGTATAGGTACAACATTAATAGCACCTGTTACAGGTTCAACATTAACTTCATTACAAGGAGTAAGTAACGGTAGAACAAAATTTATTTTTAAACATACTTTTGTTTCACTTGATACACAAACAAACGCAAGTAATCCAGCAAGTACAGGTACTTTAGAAGGTGTACAACAAGAAACTATAATTGGCACAAGTGCTACTATACAAAATACATCTAACGATAATAGTAGTTTTGCTGATATTACATTTTTAGCGACAACTGGTAACTTATATGAACAGCCTTCATCAGGTACTTTCCCAAGCTCAACAAAACAACTTTATATTTTTTATGAACAAGGTGTAAAAGTTGATTTATTTAGTGCAGGTTTAACAGGTTCTAGTTATACAGTAGGCGCAAGTAATCAATTTATAGATTTAGCAATGTATTTGTTTAAAATATATAAAAAAATTGATGGTAATAATACAGCAGCAATAGTAGCACCTGTAGAACTTTCTAACTTACAAAATTTATCTAGTTTTTGTACTAATAATAGTATGTTTTTTAATGGCATTATTTCAAAAGCTGTTAATATTATTGAGTTTATTTCAAGTGTTGCACCATTTTATTTATTGTCTTTTTTATCAGTAGGAGGTAAATACCAATTTGCACCGATTTTACCTATAAATAGTAGCAATCAAATTGATACAACAGCATTAACACCTGTTGCTACATTTACAGAGGCTAATATATTGCCTAATACATTTAGAAAAATATATTTAAATGTAGAAGATAGAAGAGATATTGTTGTTAATTGTATTTATACAGATTGTATACCGACTGAAGTAGCAAGACGTAAAACTGTAAGTGTAAGATTTAGTAGCAGTGCTTTAGATTCTCCAACTGAACAATATGATTTATCTGAATTTTGTACTGATTTAAACCATTCAATCTTGTATGCAAAATATGAACTAGCAAGACGTAAGCATAGTACACATGATATAGCTTTTAGTACACCTTTACTAACAACTTCTTTAATACCTACTGATATTATAAAGCTTGAAATACAAAGAAAAAATAGTGTAGGTGATGATAGAACAGAAACTAATTATTATCAGGTTACAAGCATTACATATGATAATAACGGCATAAGTAGTATACAAGCTTCACATTTTCCACTAGATAGTAACGATATTGCTGAAATATCTAAGGAAATAACTACTGGTACTTTTACTGTTTTACAATGACTACTTTTCCTTCTTTAGAGCCATTAAGAACATCACTTGAATATGGTGATTATCCGCAAAATATACATCAAGCTTTAAGCGGTTCAGATGTAAGATTTAAATTAGCAAATAAAAGAATAGAGCAAATTTTACGTATTGACTATGAACATTTGACTGAATCGGAAGCGCAAAGCATACTTACCCACTTTAACGATCAAAATGGAACTATTGAAGCGTTTGATTTGTCAGCAATCATTTGGTCAAAATGGTCTACACCACCTGTAGATAGCACAAATTATAAATGGAGATATTTAAGACCTTTAAATATAGCATTATCAGCACCCAATAGATATAGCATATCTGTTGAATTAGTTACTATACCTTTATAATGGCTACTTTTCCTTCTATTGTCCCTAGTAGTAGATTGTTAATTACTGGTGACTTTCCTAATGTATTACAATCTTCATTAAGTGGTGTTACTACTGGTTACAGGAGGGGTAATAGACGTGTTGAACAAGTATTACAATTAAGCTTTGCACATTTAACAGAAACACAAGTAAATTTAATTAGAACACATTTTGATGGTCAGAGTGGTAGTTTTGAGAATTTCTTTTTAACTTCTTCAACATGGAATGGTTACGCAACACCTCCTGTACCTTTAGCAAATGATTTCGCATGGATATATTCAACACCGCCTACTATTACAGACAGTATACCGAGTAGATGGAACGTACAAGTAGAACTAAAAACTGTACCTCTTGAAAGAGGTGAGCTAGTATATGATGCTGGCGATTCATCAGTAACTGCAAGATCTACTATACTTGATGCCTTAACAAGTAGCTCAACACCTGCTAGAACTAATATAATAGACTCAGGGGATTCTCTTTTAGTATGACTATTACAATAACAGCATTACAAAAACAAAGAAGGGATACTGCAAGTAATTGGACTACGAATAATACTGTTTTGCTTGCAGGTGAATGGGGTATAGAATCAGATACAAAAAAATTTAAGATAGGTGATGGCACAACTGCATGGCAAGCACTCGATTATGTACCAATACCTGATACAAATAGATTATTAACAGGAAATCTTACAGTAGGCACAAACTTAAATGTAAGCGGAAATGCAGTAGTTACAGGCGATTTGACAGTCAATGGTACAACTACAACAATTGATACGACAACACTTACTGTAGAGGATAAAAATATAGAAATAGGTAAGGTTTCTAACCCAACAGATACAACAGCAGATGGTGGTGGTATTACATTAAAAGGTGCAACAGATAAAACATTTAATTGGATAGATAGTACAGATTCTTGGACATCATCAGAACACTTTTCTGTATCAGGACAAAAAGAAGTTAGATATTTAGATTCTGACTCGTCACATCATGTAGGATTTAAAGCACCTTCAGCAGTTACATCAAATGTTGTATGGACTTTACCAGCTACAGATGCAGCGGTTAATGGTTATGTCTTAGCTAGTGATGCTAGTGGTAATTTAAGTTGGGTCGATCCAGGTTCTAGTACTAACCCAACTTTTACAGGAGATTTGACTTTACAAAATGATGGAAATATAAGAGGTTTTGCAACAGTACAAGCAATATATACAGGTTCTACAAAAACCTTAACAGTCACAGTTGCAAGTAAAACCGCTGCACATAGATATGACGGTACAGGATCTAGCAATGGATACAAAATTGATGGGTATGAAGCACCTTTTATTACATTGACACCTGGTAGAACTTATAGATTTGATCAAGCTGATAGTAGCAATGCAAACCATCCCCTAAGATTTTATCTAGAAGCTGATAAAACAACTGCATATACAACAGGAGTTACTACAAATGGAACACCAGGATCAAGCGGGGCTTATACAGAGATAGCTGTTACAGATACAACACCAATAGTTTTACATTATCAATGCTCGGCTCATGCTCACATGGGTAATAGTGTATCTACTAATTCTAATGTTGTTAACTATAATGATTTACTAAATAAACCAACAATACCAACTAATAATAACCAGTTAACAAATGGCGCAGGGTTTATTGATGGTTCTGCCTTAAATGCAACCAATTTATCATCTGGCACAATACCTGATGCTAGATTCCCTGCAACATTACCAGCAGTAAGCGGTGCAAATTTAACTAATTTACCAGCAGCAGATTTAAGCAGTCTTAATGCTAGTAATTTGACTAGCGGCACAATACCAGATGCTAGATTTCCTGACCCTTTACCTGCTGTTTCAGCTGCGAACTTAACTAACTTGCCAGGTGGTACTGTTGGCGGTGGTAACGAAAAATTATTTGTTGAATCAGAAAATCAAATGGATAACAGCTTTACTACAACAGCAAATTTTAATTATGTAGCAGGTAGCCCTATGACTATTAACTCTGGTGCTACTCTTACAGTAAGTGCAAACTCTACAATGACGTTTGTTTAAATACTAAAGAATATTTTATGCTTTATGTAAAATTAAATTAGGAGGACAAATTATTGTATTAATAGTAGAATTAAATAAAATATATAATTATTATGTCATTAGTTAAAGTAGAAGAGATACAACACCCTAGCAATTCTAATAACGCAATATCTTTAGCTTCAGATTCTAGTGTTGCACTAAAGCACTCAGGAAATCAAAAATTAGTTACAAGTTCGACAGGAGTAAGTATTACTGGCGCGTGTTCTGCTACAAGTCTTTCAGGATCATTATCAGCAACTACTGGTACATTTACAGGTTCAGTAAGTTTTGAAGATGCAATAAATGAAAATGTTTTTGCTATAACAGACGCATCTTCTGTAGCTTTAGACCCTGATAATGGAATGATTCAGACATGGACACTTGGAGCAAATAGAACTGCAACTGATAGTTTAACTACAGGTCAATCTATGTTACTTATAGTTACGTCAACGGGTTCTGCTTATACTTTAACATGGCCTACTATGACATGGAAAGGCGGCAACGCCCCTACTTTAGGCGGCGCAACACCAACAGCAATCGAATTATTCAAAGTTGGCAGTACATTATATGGTGCGACTGTGGGAGATTTAGGTTAGTGAGATCGCATAGGCTTCGTGCTGCTAGTGATTCTGGCCCTTCGGCAATAGTGTCTGGTGCAATTATGCATTGGGATTTTGGAAATTATAGTTGCTGGAATAGAAGTAATTCTACAGTTACAGATCTTACTGGAAATGGTTTAAATGGTACGATTGATAATTACAATACTAACAACGAAACACATACATATAATTCAAATAAAGGAGGTTATTGTGCGGTTGCTCAAACAGGTTCTAATTTAGGTGGTGCTAGTGGAATTTCTGGAAATGTAACTGTTAGTGGAAATAATTTTAGTGGAAATTTTAGAGGTAGTATTTTGTTTGGAAAACATTTAAGTAGCAATACAACAATACAACCATATACGTTAGAGTTTATTGCAGATATTGGCCCTTCTTGGAATGCAGTTAATAATAATTTATTTTCTGTGACTTCTGAGTCTAATAGTTATAGTAATCGTATGTATGGTGCTTACTACACATTTGCAGGTATATATTTTGGTACTGCATTAGGTTATTCATATCCTAAACAAAGATCTAGTTTAATTATAAATGATAGTAAATTAAAAGAATATGGCTTCGTTTCAAATCAGATTCCTAATAATAGTACTAGTAATACTGATTCTGCAACTTATGGATCGTCATCTTTTACATATAGTGGAATAAATCAAGGTGGCGATACCGCTGGATGGGAACAAATTATTGTAACTAGAGAAGACTCTACATCTTCAACTAATTTTCGTATGTATAGAAACGGAGTGAAATTTGCAGAAACATCTTCACAACTAGATATGGATGGGTTTTTTAATCTTATTGATCCTATTGAGTATTGGTTTACATCAGTTGGTGGTTGGGGTATAGTCAGAGGATATGATAAAGCTTTTACAGATCTTGAGGCTTTAGGGCAATATAATGCTCAGAAAGCTCGTTTCGGGATTTAAACTTACTCAATTATTATGAACTACGCAATTATTGATGGTACTACTGTAAAAAACACTGGTACTATAAAACAATTATTTCCGAATACAAGTTTTAGTAATGCAGGGCCAAATGCAGATTTTTTAAAAGAAAATAATGTAGTAGAACTCGTAGAAAATCTGAGTTTTACAACTCCAACACAAAAGCTATCTACTGTAGATGCTTATGTTGATAGTGGAAAAGCTTACAGTGTAAAAGTAGAATCAACAACTACAGAGGAACAGACTGCTTTAACTACTCAAAAGTGGATAGAAATTAGAAATTTAAGAAATAATTTATTAAAAAATACGGATTGGAGAGCTAGTAGTGATTTAACTTTATCCAATGCTTGGAAAAATTATAGAAATGACCTTAGACAAATCCCACAAACACAATCTGATCCATTTAACATTACCTGGCCTACAGAACCTAGCAGTTAATACTCAATAAGACAAAATACAAAATTAACAGTAAAATTAACATAAAATCATAAGTATTATGTCAAGAGTAAAAGTAGAAAATATACGACATAGGCTAAGTAGTGATGATGCAATATCACTTGCTGCTGATTCCTCGGTTTCGCTTAAACACTCAGCGTCTGCTAAGTTGACAACAACAAGTACAGGCGTTGATATTACTGGAACGTGTACTGCTACATCAGTTACAGCAGCAGGTGGAACATTTACAGGTGGTATTACTGTAGATGCAATTAATGACACTGTATTTGCAATTACTGATGCCTCGTCTGTTGCTTTAGATCCTGATAATGGGATGGTGCAAACCTGGACACTTGGAGCTAACAGAACAGCTACCGATAGCCTTACAACTGGTCAATCAATGCTTCTTGTTATAACAGCATCTAGCAGTAATTACACTTTGACTTGGCCTACTATGACATGGAGTGGTGGATCTGCCCCAACATTAGGAGGTGCAACGCCAACAGCTATTGTTTTATGGAAAATAAGTAGTACTCTCTATGGTGCAACCGTAGGGGATCTTGGATGACTAATAAATTTATACTTGCTGCTGCTGGCGGTGTAAGCGTTGATCCTGTATCTACTAATTTATTAGTACATTATGATTATGGAGATACTAATTGTTGGAATAGATTAGATTCTGGTACTTATGGAGGTAATCAAGATGATATTATTGATTTAACTGGTAACGGTTATAATGCAAAATTGCATAATGCAACCACAACAGACTATGAGTACAAATCTTCTAAAGGTGGATATATAAGATTAATAGAAACTAACACTAATAAAAAGAACATTACCGCACCTAGTGATGGTGGAAGTAGTGGAGGTTCTTTTCCACAAGCTATAGGTACAGGGGCTTTTACAATGGAATGGGTTAGTGATCAATATTTTGCAACTGGTGAACTTGTATATACTCCACAAGGTCAAGATTATGTATACAGTAATTCAATTTTACTTTATTGGAGTGAGGCACTTATAAGAACTCCTAGATTTTTAGGTTTTCATTGGGATAATATTAGTGGCACTACGTGGGTGTTAGAAGGGCTAAATTTAAATAACACAAATACATATGTTGATGATGGAAACACAGCCGCAAGCTTGATAACAGACTCTTCTAATAATTATATAGGTTATACAGGTAATAATACTGGATGGCAACACTGGTCTTTAACTAGAGATTCTTTTACTTCTAGTACTACTAATAACCTTAAATTATATATAAATGGTGTTCTTCGTTATACAGCAACTAACCGTAATGATCTTAATGCTCCTAATGATGGTTTTTTTGGTATGTGGAATAAAAGACAGATAACTATAGCTAGTATAGGAAATCATGGACTTTTTAAAGTTTATAGTGCAGCACTCACAGCAACAGAGGTAACACAAAATTACAATGCATATAAACCACGTTTTGGTATTTAAATCACTTTTTTGTCGTTGTTGTCATTTGTTTTGTTAATAAACCCATTGTTAGATATAAAGGGGTTAATGCCATAATTCCTGTAAAAGTTATAATAGTAACAGGTACTAAAGCTTTTAAAAACGCCTCTTTAATCATATGTATAGAAAAATTATTGATTCTTTATCAATCTTATCGTTCATACTTACAAGTTCAACCCTTATAGCAGCTGGCATTAGTTACAAGTATTTAAGTTCAAATCAATTCAAAGAAAAATTAAAGAAAGAACTAATGCAAAACGTATCTGAACTTATGCCAAAGGTATTAGATGAAGGTCTACCTGATATAACAGGAACTTCTATACCTGATAATAATTGGACAGTACCAAAACTTTAATCATATATGAATAGCAATATTATTAAAGGAATATCAGTAAGTCTCGGAACTGTTTTAGTTGCTTCTAACTTTTATACAATCAATCTTTTGAGTAAAAAACCAAATTTACCAATTTTTGATTTACCTGTAAGTAAATACTCTACATATGAAATTGAAGCTGATAAAGATAGTTATAAAATAAAACATCGTATGCATGATCCAAGAATTATTGCATCTATAGAGAATGTACGAAGTCCAGCGGGTTTTTTAAGTGCTAGTAAAAAAATATCGATAAAAGAAGCTCAAAGAATTGCAGGTGAGAATGATGTAACTATTGTCAATAATGGCGAACTTACAGCAAAACAAATAGCTTGTATTGAAGAACGTGCTAAAGGTGAGTCAACTGGAGAAATGATAGGAACAAGTGTGGCTACAGGCACAGGTTTATCGTCAACATTATCAAGTATCCCTGTCGTGGGCTGGTTTTTGAGCGGATTTGTTACAAATCAAGCTAGAAGAGAAGGTGGCAAGATTGGCGCAGATATGGCCTCTGACTTTAACGACTGTTAATGCCTACGATTAAAATACCTGAGATAAAAATACCAAAAATAAATATACCAGAAACACCTTAT